GATATCATTTTATCCATTTTAGGATTAAATGAAATATCACCATTTATTAAATAATTTATATTGTTTGATTCTAAAAAATTGATAAATAACATTAGATTACGTTCATAAATTTTTATCTGATTTTTAAAACTTATAGTTTTTTTTGTGAATTCTTTAAACATAGTTTCGTTGTTATCTATAATGTTTGTTATTTCATCAGATTGGTAAAAATATGAATTTGCAACTCCTTGCATTTTAGCAACATCAGTTTCATCAAATTCATAATTACAAATAACATAATCATCTATTTCGTTAAGATAATATTCTTTTCTACCTAACCCACTAAATTCAAATATGAACAAAGAATCATCAACATTACCATTTCGTTCTTGTATTACATCTAATGCTTTTCTATAAACACGTTCATTTCCATATCCAGATTTTGCTAAATTATGAACTTTAATATCAGATTTAATTAATATTTGCATTAAACCTGGCCAGGAAAAGTTTTTCTGATTTAATGGTATTCCTAAATGTTTATATAGAGCGATTAATTTATAATTGTATTCTTTATTAAACTCAAATCCACCTCCGGCAGTGTATGATGTTCCAAAACAATATATGTTCTTAATCTCTTTCATCTTTCTTTAACCCAAACTTAATCCATTTATACCATATACGTTCGTGGATATAATACTGAATCGGTTTATACACTAATTCTGCAATACCAAACGCAGTTCCAACTTTAATTGAACCACTTATCCACCACATCAATAAAAACCCTATAAGCGTACTTAAAATACGATATGAGATGGTTTTAGCAATATGTCTTCTACGTTCTACTAACATTATCCTTTATTTTCATCATAAGTTAATGTACCATCTGCTTTCATATGACCTGTACGAATTGCAGTTCCACTAATTGTAGCAATTTCAGTTGGTGGTTCGTGATAGATTACATCATAACCTACACCTCTACCATAATTTACTGATTCAATATCCGGAATTACTGAAATAAACAATTTACCAGTTTGTAGTAAATCACTTAACTCTACTTTTAATTCATCAAATACTTGTTGTGCTGTTTTTGGATTGTTTTCATCTACTTGAACATCTCTAATTGCCAACCAAACATTTTTACCTTTATTTAATTGTTGGTCTATTAACCATTGGTGGCCTTTATGCCAGTTTTGCCATCTTCCGATGTAAAGTGCGTACTTTTTCATTATAACTTATTTATTTTGTTTAGATTATTAATGAGTTTAGAAAATGAGGTTTCTACTGAATCTTTTGTAGTATCTATATCGATAAAATTTACTTGTGGTTGTTCGTAATTAGAAACATGGAAATGGTCTCTTTCTCTTGGTTCGGTAGTATGTACATATATTTCAACTATATCATTACCAATTTTATCTTTGAATTCTTCCCTTAAATCTAAATAAGGGGCAACTAATGATACCACTACATCACACTCTGATATATGAAGATATTCTACTAATGCTTGGGCATTTTTAATATTAGTTCTTCTACCTTGTTCTGAATAATCTTTGTTTTGATAAATTTCACGTAAATGGTCTCCATCGACATGGAAAACTGATTTTCTCCAATTACGTTTTTCAGTTTGTAAAAATTTGTGTAGTTTAGTACCTAATACGGTCTTACCTGCACCTGGTTGTCCTGTAAACCAATATATCATAACTTATTTTCTCCTCTTTTATATAATATTATATATACGGAATTTAAAAATTTATAAAAAAAGGGAGAATTTCTTCTCCCATTTCTATTATGATAATAAAGAATAATATTCTTTAAAATGTTTAATTCTATCAGGTAGGCCAATTGTTCCACCATTTACTCTTTTTGTAATCTTAGTTACTACTAAATCACTTGCTCCTTCATCTGCAATTTTATGTAATCCGTTCTTAGAGAAGAACCATGCTGCTGATGCTAATGCGTAAGTAGATGCAACTGAATCTGGGTTTGATGGGATATCTACACCTATTGATTTACCAAATGCAGTATAGTTTTCTTTACCTGTCAATTGTATATATCCTCTACCTCTAAACTTATATCCTTCACCACTTGCTTCGTTTCCATTACCCATTCTATTAGAGTAAACTTTATTAGCAATCTTTTGTGGGTTTCTTGCATATGCGTTTGCAATTGCTTCAGTTGGGAAATACTTTTTGAATATACCCATCAAACCTTTTGCAGAGTAGTTTAAGTTTTCTTGTGTTAAACGGAAACCACCACTTTCATGTCCACATTGTGCTAAAAAGTGTGCAACTCTCAATGGAGTGTTAATACCAAATTTAGATGCAACTTCTGGAATTGAATCTATTACTATTTGAGGAACGTGTCCTTTTAATTTATCTAATTTTAATCCTGCAACTTGTGATGCTGGAGTTGATACTACTGGTTGTGGAGTTGGAGCAGTTGTACTACCACTTTCCATAATCTTTGCCCATGTTCCATCACCAACAATACCATCTGGAGTTAATCCATTTTTAAGTTGGAATGCTTTTACTGCTTCTTCGGTTTTAGGACCAAAGTTACCAATTGGTTCAATTCCCAATTTGGTTTGTAATAATTTAACGTTATCGTTATTATCACCTTTTTTCAATAACATACATATCTCCTATTCTTTATTGTAAGTTTGTTTTTTTATTTTACACCTTCCAAATCTTCCAATGATTGTGCAGGTGCTGCTGGTTTTACGTTATGCCCAGGCAACATCAATGCATATTCTTTTTTCAAACGATTAAGAATTTCTGATTTAACGCGGTTAGGTAATCCTTTATGTTTAGTAGATGCGAAATCTTTAGCATCAGATTTATTCATATCTTTTGCTACTTTTGCAACTTCTGGACTTGCAGGTGTTTCACCTTTTTGTGCTGCATGAACCATACCCATAAAACGTTGTTGTGCTTTACTTTGTGCAGGCATTGAATTATTCCTCTTCGTCTGTTATATATAAAATATATTTAACTGAATCAGTTGCTGGTCTATCTTCATGTCCTTCTGGGTAATGAACTTGATTTTCATCTAACCATGCTTGACATTCTTCAATTGTAGTGAAATGTTCTGTTCCTTCTACTGAATCTAAACTTCCGGCTAATGTGATTTTTGGTGTTGCCATTTTATTTTTCTCCTTATTGTTTTAGTTATTGTGTTCTAAACCATATTTCATTATGGTTGCATCATCTAATAATTTACCATTGATTGTACCCAATCTTTTACCTTTATAGTAAACTGACCAGTTACCTTGTGGAGTTGCATCCACAGTAATATGTTTTAGGTCTTTAATACTTCTATCTTGTAATTGAATAGCATCTAAAAATTTCTCCGCTTTTGGAGTTAAACTAACTTCTGATAGAATATTTTTTAATTTCATATTATTACTTTTTATACCAAATATTTTTTGGATTACTTGCATAGTTTCCATCAATTCTAATTTCCATTTCATCTACTATTTTACCAGCGATATCATCACGTCCACTAAAATGTAAAACTATAAAAAATACCTGCATAGATAGGGCGATTACACACCATCCTGCGGTAAAGTAAACTAATCCTTTGACAAATAGGTCACCGATTTTTTGCTGTAAACCTTTCATACAAAACTCCTTATTATTTCATATAAATATAGAGTTTTTAAGGATTGATAAAAAATATTAGTGTTTAACGTGTTGAACTCGCCATTTAACGTTTTTTCCACGCAACATTTGTTTTGCTGCATCTACGTTTTTTTGGGAGTCATCTGCGAAGTAAATATCATCGTAACCTTTATTATCAATCATATCTTCAATCCAATCTGCTTTATCTTTTGGATTGTTTGATGCTAAGGCAATTACGTTGATTTTGTTTGAATTGATACCAATATCTCTTAGGTATCTTCTAATTGGGTCTGCTGCTGCTCTTGCAGTTAGAATATAAACTGGTTCTTTTGAACTCTGAACCACTTTTCTTAATACACTTGTAATCTTTTTAATTTCTTGAGGTTGTTTTACTTGTTCGAAATCAGTAAAATCAAATACATCACCTGGTCTTTCATTATAGATTGCGTATTGTGCAGGTGTTAATTTACTCTTTTTACCATCTTTATGGGTAATGTATATAAATGAGGTTGTTTTGACAAGTGTATCATCAAAATCAAATATTCTTAAATTCTTACTTTCGGTAAATAAATTTCTACTAATCATATTTTTATTTTTTACACCAAAGCATCTAACTTTTTTTGTGTCTTTTGTAATTCTGTTTTTGCACTTTTAATATCTTGCTCTTTCCATTCAATATTTCGTTTTTTCCACCAAGTAATAGCACGTTCGGTTTCTTCTTTGTTATATTTTTCCATTTCCGATTTACTGCCAAATCGTTCCTTTTGTTCATCGCCCAATTCATCCCATTTCAAAGGTTTTAATTGAGCAGCAAACCAACCACCAGTAGAACTTGTTCCATAACCATCAGCACTAACTATTTTGATGATTTCTTTATCACTCATTTTAGAGTTTGTATCGATTACTTTCTGATTATTATCAATTCGTTGTTTAAGAATTTCAATATCTTTTTGTAATTTCTCACCTTTACTCAATTTGGTCAACTCTGCTTTTAACTTTTGAGTTTCAGCAGTTTCACCTGTATATGGTAGGGTTGTTTTGGTTAAATAACGAAAGTGTAATTTTTGAATGTTGTATCCACCTGCATAGATTACTTCGGTGTTGAATGGGTATTTAGTTCCATCTCTTTCAACAACACATTTAATTTGTAATGAACCCTTATTTGAGTTCTTTACCTCAACCTGACTCATTTTATCAGTAGGTTGGGTGTATTTTTCTAATGCTTTAACCATATCATATTTCAATACGATTTCGGTATAATACGCATCATAATCACTAAACACTCTATCTTCTTTCTTATATCGTTGTTTAGTATTTTCAATAATATCGGCAATTAAGGGTTTTAACTCCGTTAATAATCGATTAATTAATGGGTTTTTAGATTGTCCCTCGTTCAATAAATCTTTTAATTTTATCATATCTATCTCTTATTACTTAGCTAATATACGATAAATTATCGAATTTACCAAATTTTTTACCCGTTAATTAAAGGTTTTTTTGTTCTAGTTTTCTTATGTAATTCTTCGTTTTCTTTGGTAAGATATTCTACCTTAACGGATAGGGCTGCAACCTCTTTTGTAAGGGCTAAAACCATAGTACGAAGGTCATCCTTTTCCTTTGAAGATGCCTCTAATAAAGCCTCTAATTTAGAAATTCTATCTTTACAATCATGTCTGATGAAATCTTCATCTCTTTCTTTATGGTCTGCTCTCTTTTCGTAATATCTCCAAGCACCTGTTCCACCTAATACTGTTACGGCTGTTATTAAAACTGAATAAATGTTTTCCATTATCGTTTCCCCATTACATCCCAAGCAAAATCTATCATCTTTTTCATGCCGGAATTTATATATTTAGATTTATTTGTAGATGATAATGCATCATAAGTTTTTAAAACAGCATTAGCAGATTGAACATCTACCATTATTACTTTACCTGTCTTTTGGTCTTTTACTTTTGATGCAGAATGATTCTTTACTATATCATTAAGAACTTTAAGAACTTGAACATCTCCTCTTGGAGTTTCCACATCTGATTCATTTACTGATTCACTTTTGTATTCGTGATAGTTAGATGCAGCCTGATTGATGTAGTTTTCAGAATTAGTAATATGGTCTTGTATCCAAGCAGGAATATCCTTTTCGTTTTCACCGATTTTAGATTTTAATTCCGTTGCTGCTTTGATAATAGAATCTAATTGATTTTGAGCCATAGATACTTCGTGGTCTTCACCTTCACCTTCATTCATAGGTTTGAAAGCATTTACATACGGATTTGAGTAAACTTTACCAAGTTCAACTTGTTTACCATTCCAATCCATTTTTGACATTACATTCTTTAAACTTATCATTTTTCGTTCGCCTTTTTAATACTTTGTTGTTTTTTATAATTCAAAAGAGTTTGTGAAACTGCTTTCAATTTACCTTGTTGTAGTTTGAATGTATCTGATGTTTTATCTTTCATATCATTCATTCTATCTTTGATAGCTTTAATTCTATCAGTATATGCTTTAATTCGTTCGGTGGGTGTATTTTTATGATATTCATTTACATCACCACAACCGATTGCTTTATAAAACTTATCATAATTAAATATAATGTTTTCGTCTTTAAATTGCTGAACCATATTATCTGCAATTTCTTTACGATTATCCATATCTTTCACTTGATTCAGTATATCAATTATACCATCAACCATCTGATATTCGTTATTATCTAACTTTTCTTTTAATATGGATTTTAGTTTTATCATACTATTTCTTTTCGTTCCAAACTACTTGTCCACCACCATCTTCGATGTGAATTTTAGCTTTTGGATTTTCTCTTCTCATTGCTTCAAAGTGTGCAGGCAAAAGATTCTTATCTTTAATACTATTCTTTTGTGCTACTACTCTGTTATTCTCAATACCAACTAATGACCAAGGACCAGAACCACCTTTCTTCACATCACTCATCATTCTTGACCATGATGTAGTTGCTTCGTTGATTGATTCACCTTGATATTCTGCATCTTTGTCAAGATTTAAAATGTATTTATCTTCAATATTTTGTAGATTTCTTCTCCACATTTTTAATTGCTCAGTACCCTTTTTCATTGCAGGTAATAATGCTGCTTTCTTCTTCGGGTCATCTGTTCCAAAATACTCATCTTTCATTTTAAGTTGAGCATTTACTAACTCAGCAACTTTCTTTTGAACTGCTAAATACTTAACATACATCTTATTGATACCAGCTTCATTTACTGATTCACCAATTCTCAATTCATCTTCAATTTGAGTAATTTCATTATAATCCATATCTTTAAGATAATCGATTATTTTGTTACGATTAGCATTTGGATTTTTACAAACTGCAGATGCTACTTTCTTTTTAGTAAAAGAACCGCCATGGTCATACACTCTTAAAATGTTTTTGAAATGGACATCGTTTACCCCCATTTCACTTAGTGATTTTTTAAATTCTTCTCTAACAATTCCTCTTACTACTTCTTTAATTTTACTCTCGTTCATGATATATGTTTTTATATTATCTATAAATATATTTTTATTTTTTTAATCGAATTTTCCAATACACTCCACCTCTGATATATGGTGTTAAATATCCATTTGTACCATCGGTTGTTTTGTTATTTACACCAATACCCAAATTGTATATTTTATTGGATTTAGAATTCATCATTACACCAACTCCTATGAAATTCACATAATCTGCTTGATTGAATCCACCTTCAAATCCAGCATAAACTTTTCTTCTAAAAGGTTCTGGTATTTCAAGAGTATCTACTTTTGGAGTTATATTAGTAATGTATTTTCTACCTATCAATTTGTTTTTTGAAATTGTATCGGTTATTGTAATTGAACCCTGTTGTTTTTCAAACTTGTATGTGTTTGTAAATATGTTCTTAGAATTTAGATATTGATTTACAATAAAGTTAGTATCTACTTTTGCTTCGATTGTATCATGAACTGCATATGGTATTGGTTTCTCAACTTCGTAAGGGACAGGAACATCAACGGGAACTTCCGTTTCTATTGTATCATGAATTGGATGTAATTCTTTACCATCAACTATAACTGGTTTTTCAACAATTGTAGTTCTATGTGGCATTACACCGAATGGGTCAAATGATACTAATGATAATGAAATCACTAACACCAAAATAATAATATTTTTTATTTCTAAATATTTCTTCATTACTTAACCAAAAATAATACGGTCATTATTAAAGCAATACCAGAACCTGCTTTATATACCGCGGTTTTAAATTTCTGAACTTTAAGTTCTTTTAATAACCCATTTGATTTTTCTCTTTCCAAAGAAAATTGTTGGTCTTTCTTATCTATAATAAGATTTAAGTTAGCGATTTTTTCATTCTTCAAACTGTCCTTTTGTTTGTATAGGTCAATTTGTAGATTCTTCTCATCTAACACTTTATATACTTGCTTTAACTCAGCTTTAGCACCATCACCACTAAGAATATCCTTAATGACTAATTTTGCTATCGGTACTTTTAATGGTACTATCGAGTCCGTTTTCATATCTGTTTGTGAAAAACCAGATAAGGTCGTGAGCAGTATAATCATTAACAGCATTAACTTTTTCATTTGTTTCATTTTTTAGTATAGTTATGTTTTTGTTTAGTGTAGTTACTCTTTCTTCTACATGAGAGATTTCAGTATCTACTTTATCTATATGAGTATCAATTACTTTATTTGCGTTTTCAACTGAATCTATTTGATGTTGTAAAGAATCAATTTTTCGGTTATACCCTTCAACATCGGTTTTTATACCATTGTTAGTGAAAAGATTATATCCTACTAAAACAATAAGAATAACTAATATGATATTTTTTATATATTTCATAGTTTTTGTTTTTATATTATTATAAATATTTAAAATGAAACTTTTGAACCAATTTGGAAATTATTTAATAACTTAAATTGAGGTTCAAATCCCATATTTGCTTTATACGCAAAGTTAAATCCAAATCGTTTACTTATTTTATAATCAAATGAAGCACCTAACATTGATGATGGTACTCTTGTAACTATTGTTCCACCTGTAACTGAATTATATCCCAAAGGTGAATTCATTACGAATACTTGTGGTGATACTGTTAGTTTAGGAGAGTATTGATATGGTTTCATCCAGAATAATACTACCGATGTTGAAAATGATGATTGTAAGGTTTGAGTTGCATCTGGCATTAATAATGTAATAAGTCCAATATTTGCACCATACGTTCCAAACTTAGGATGTGGTTTAATAAATGTATAACCCAACATTCCCATATACGTTCCTTTAAGATATGCAGTGGTTACTGAATAACTATGTAAGGAGTGTAACTTACCATCTTCTAATCTCATTTGTGTCATACCGCCCGATAAAGCGAATTGGTCTAAGGTACTCCATATCAATGTTGATGCAGAATATGATTTATCACCCATTAGAGAGGATTTAGAAACCCCCAAAGACAACATTGCAGAGTATCTACCATCTGCACCTTCCGTGCCTGCTAAATCGGATGCTAATAACATAGGATTAGTATTTACTGCTTTCTTCTTTTCTTCTTTTTTCTTCTCGTCCTTTTTCTCTTCTTTCTTTTCTTCCTTTTTTTCCTCTTTCTTTTCTTCTTTTTTATCTTCGGATTTTTTCTCTTCTTTCTTTTCTTCACTCTTACTTTCAGATTTCTTTTCCTCTGATTTACTTTCAGATTTAGATTCACTTTTTGTTTCAGATTTAGTTTCTGATTTAGATTCTGACGAAGATGATGAACTACTTTCAGATTTAGTTTCAGTTTTTGTTTCCGATGACGATGATGAAGATGATGAAGATGATGATGAACTACCACCAGATGTTGAACTGCCACCAGATGTTGATGTAGATGATGAACTACTATTTGTAGATGGTGGAGTTGAAGATGATGCTGCAGATGAACTCGCTGAACTTGCAGATGAAGATGCTGCCGATGAAGCAGAAGAACTTGCAGCAGATGATGCGGAAGATGATGCTGCCGAACTTGCGGCAGATGATGCTGCCGAACTTGCTGCGGAACTTGCAGCAGATGATGCTGCGGTTGATGCTGCTTGGGTTGCTGCTGCCGTTGCTGCTTGTGATGCTGCTTGAGTTACTGCTTGTTGGACAGTTTGTTGAACTACTACGTTAGTTGGACACCCCATAGTAGAATAAGCCAAATAGGTTGCGTTTAACCATAATTGAACCGCACCACTTTGAACTTCTAATGGAGTAAATACTTTAACTTGGTCATAGAATGAAACTACCGCGTTACCATTAACCATTGTAGTTGTTGCAGTTTTTATTTGTCCACTACATTTATCTACGAACGTTTGAGTATAAGTTTGTGCACTTACCCTTTGAGTAACTACACATATAATCATTACTATTAAACTTACTAACCATTTTTTCATTATTAATGTCTGCCTCTTCTATCATAAGGAAGAGCACGAGGTACTCTTACTCTATATGTTTGTAAAACTATACCATGACCGGGAATCCATAATGGTGATGTGTAGGTATTGTAACGATGTCTTTCATAGTAATTATGTCTACTATAAACATCTACTCTCCTAACTGGACTACAACTTACTAGAAATAAGAATACAAAAAATATTAGGTATTTCATATGTGTTTTGATTTATTACACATATAAGTATATTTTTGAATTGGTATCAACGCAAATAGCACTCATATTTTCAATCCAATCACCACTATTCAGATAGCGTTTACCATTCAACGTTACATCTGCAGGTTGATGAATATGACCACACATCACACCATCACAACCTTTTAATGAACCCATAGATAACGCAGATGTTTCAAAATCATTTATGTAATTGGTTGCAACTTTTACTTTATTTTTAATCTTTTGAGATATAGATATATAAGGTAATTTTCTCCATTTACGATAGGTGTTATATACTCTATTTAACCAAAGTGCAAAATCGTATCCTACTGAACCTATCTTTGATAACCATTTATATTTGGTTATAAAAACATCAATAACATCACCATGAAAGATATAATATTTTTCACCATTAGTAAGTTTAAGAATATAGTCTTCTCTCATTTCTATATTACCAAAATGAGAACCTATAAATTCTTGTATAAACTCATCATGATTTCCTCGTATCCAAATTATTTTAGTTTTAGCAGAAATTTTTAATAATTTCTGAACTACTTTACTATGTTTCTTTTTCCATTTAGAACCTCTATTCAGAGCCCACCCATCTACAATATCACCATTAAGAATTAATAATTCAGTTGGATGTGATTCAATGAATTCTAAAAATTCATCTACTTTACTATCTTTAATACCTAAATGTAAATCAGATACTATAATTGCTTCGTATTTCATATTATCGTTTTTTTGTAATTTGGTCTACAATCATACTGATTATACCTAAAAATGTAAGAACTGCTAATGATATAATCCACGGAAATATAGTGCTCATGTGTTAATTCCAATAATTGTGTGAATGTTGAAAAAATGAATTGTTGTTTCGGTTTATGTAGCATTTTATACTTAACCAAAACATATAAAAGAAACCTTTATTTTTAAATCTTCTTGCAGATGTCCATACACCTTTAGTTTTGTGTATTTTCATTGTTTCTACTTTTTGTGAAACCCAATAATCTTCTGCAAATAAATGTGTTTCAACATATCCACCCGTTTTCCAATATGCTTCAGTTTTCCATAATTGAAATCCACCCACTGCAAAAGGTGTTCCTAACCAATTACTCATTCTTTGTTGAATATCAAATAATCGGAATATCCAATTGAATCCTTTTTCGGTTTGAAATGGGACGGTTACTAAATCGGTATTATATGATAAACAATCACCTAATACAAATTTATCTTCTAACATTATATCTGCATCTAAAAAAAGAATAAAAGGAGTAGTTACTAATTTACTACCTTTCAATCTTGCATTAGCAGGGAATCCTCCTTTAATGACTTCTATATCTAATGAGTATTTGAAATCTCGTTTAGCATAATATAAAAAATCTAAACTTTCTTTATCATTTGAATTATCTGCAATAATAATTTTTGTTCCTGCTATACCATTTTGTTTTGCAATAAATGAAATACATTCATAGATAGTATCTTTTTCATTTTTACAAGGTATAACAATAGTTAGTTCTTCTTTCATATACATAAGTAAAAAACCCCCACTTATTAGTGGAGGTTTCAATATTAAGAAATTATTAAGATATTATTTCTCAAATACACCTTTTTTAACCATTCTTAATAATATTCTTGCACATGCTATATCTAATGCTTTCTTTGTAGATGTACCGATTGTTGACTGATTGAACTTAACCTCATCAACAGTTGCATCTGAAAGGAATGATAATTCTCTTGTTGTTTTTGCTTCACCTAACCCAGATGCTGCAATGATTTCACCTGTCTCTGCGTTTGTGAATCTTACTTGTAAACCTAAACGAGTTACAACCATATTCTTAATACCATCTTTTAAGTTTACCGTCTCATCTTCGGAAACAGAAAAGTCATATACTTCGATTTCAACAAAGTAATGTGCTAAACGAATTTTACCTCTTCCGTCTAACTTATCTTGTGATATACCAGCTTGACTAGCCTGAAATTGCTTAACCATGCGGTTTTTGATTTCAGTTTTATCTTCTGTAAATGTAAACCTGTTAAGATTCTCCAAATATTCCATCGTGATGTTAGCCACACCCAAACCCACTTTCTTTTCTTTGAGTTCAGGATATTGCTCATAAACTTCATCACCAATACCACATTTAAGAATTTGGATTGGAATTTGTTTACCTTCATAATCTAAAAATTGACTAATGTCTACTTTTGTTTCGAATGATGCTTTGTAATTTTCTGTCTTTGTTGTTCCCACAGTTTGAGCAACCACAACATTGCTTAGTAAAACACCAAGCAAGAATACTAATAATTTTTTCATATACGTTTTTCATTTTTGTTCGTATATAAATATAAAAAAAGGGAAACTTACGTTTCCCTTTTAAATTATCCTAATTCCTCTTCCGTTGTATCTGGTGTGGTTTCTTTCTTACCGCCAACCATTTTACCTACTTCGGCTATACCAAACGCTCCTAACGTTATATACATAAACGAATTGTAAATAAATTCATTAACAAGTAATTCTTTTCCCATGTATCCAGTCACTAAATCGGTAACTGCAAATGCTGTCATTACTACGAATGATGCAAATCCTACGATTGTTTTCTCATTCAAATCATTTGAATCTTTGAAAATATCAGTAAATTTAGCCATAGTTTTGTTTCCTTTTTTTTATATTAAAACTATGTAACCCTTATTTATTATCCTACCTGTTCGGCATCTTCATCTTTAATCTTTCCACACTTTAAACACTCTTCCGTTCCATCACCATCCAAATCTCCCCAAACGTGTTCACATTGTCTATGTGCGAAATATTCATCGATTTTACCATCACCATCGAAATCTAAACCATCCATTACACCATCACCATCCTCATCGATTTCAGTTCCTTTTTTCTCTTCTTTTGGTGCTTCAATTGGAGTTTCTTCTACTACTGAAACTTGTTGAAACGTATCGTTTAATGTTTCCGTTGTTGGTAATACCAATGGAGATATATCAGTTGGTACAATTGGATTATTTGGCATATCTGCTGTATTACTTAATGATGTACCATCTTCTTCATCCATTTTTTGAACTAACATTTTATCTTTATCAGTATCGCTGAACCAATAATCAATAATCTTACCATAAGAACCAATGAAAGCACCCAACATTAATAATAAAAGTTCTTTCCATTCTGCAGATGCTGCAGTGTTTGTTGTAATTGCACCAAAGATACCTCCGATGATTATTACAAATGAACCCAATACTAACGCAGTGATGTACCATCTACGTCTCATCATTGCATTTAATAAATCTTTAAAACCACTTGGCGGTTGATTATTTTCTGCCATATTTTTTTCCCTCTTTGTATGCGTGGTTCATTGCCCACATTAAAAACAATATAAAAAATAACGTAACACCTATTTTATATCCCATATATTACCACTTTGGAGCTTCTTCTTTAAACTCATCACCTTCTTTTTTCTTAGGCTTTGGTTGTGCTTGTGCAGGTTGTGTATTTCCACCACCAACTGCTTTTTCCTTAATGATTACAGTTTTACCACCAGCAGATTGTTGCTGAGTTTGTGTATTTTGGATGTTGATTACTGGTGCTGCTTGTTGTACTGCAGGTTTTTCATCTTCACCACCTGATAACTTATTTGTGATAAACCCACCAACGCCTAATGTGATTGTAGATAATAAACCAATTAAAATTCCTTTGATTGATTTTCCGGTTGATTCTTCTTGTTCTTCTGCCATTTTTTTTCTCCGTTTTGTTATTGTATTTTGTTAAAATCTGTTATTCCTAATTGTGTACCACTTGCATCGAATAATCCTATTCTATATGCAGATGATGGTAAAGCCGATGTATATACTTTAAGTACATTATCACCTGCTACTACGTTCATTGTTTCTTTTGATACTACTCTATTTGCAATATCAAATATTTTAATTGTTACCGATTGAGCTACATCAGTTTTTACATTCATAGCAACTTCCGATGTTACGAATGGAGTTTGTAATTTAATACCAACTGAACTAGCGATTTTTAAATCGTTAGATACTGATTGTGGTGTTGGAACAATATCTTGCTTTGTACAACCTACTAATAGGATACCAGCAAATATTAATGATAAAATCTTTCTCATTTTAAATTAAGGGTTGTTTTTTTAAGTTCTTGTTTATTAACATTTTCCAAAACCAAATATAAATATGGACTTTGAATCGATTTCGTATATATGTTTATTTTATTCTCACCGATTTTACCAATTATTTTTTCTTTACTTATAACTTGATTTGTAGTTTTATCTACCAATTTTAGAATGTAAGTACTATCAGAAGTCAATTTAAACATAATTTCATCTCCATCTGAAATAGTATTATCAGTTTGGGTAAACACATCCAATTTTGTAATTGGTGGTGTTATTGGCGTAATTTCTTCCTTATGACATGAAATCATAAAAACCATACAACACAATAATATAAGTTTAATCCATTTCATTATAATACCTTTACATTTAATTTATTTAAATTAACATCTAATGTTTCCACACTCTTTACAGAAATCAATCCTAATATGTTTGTAAGGGTTGCTTTTGGTTTGAATATTATTTTGTAACTAATATTACCAATCGAACCACCCGATGTGTTTAGTGAACCTACTGCAATGAATGTACCATTGTTCTTACCAAAGTTAGTTGATGATGTATTTGTATATTCAACTTTAACAAAATCTAAAACTGAATTATCAAAAAACACATTGTATTGAGTTGCACCTATTTGATTACCATTTGAAATCACATCAATTGTTGCAACTATATTTTCACCAACTTTTTCCATCATAATATTCGATTCTACATCTCCAATTGAAGTTGATTTAGTAGACATTGATTTGATTGTCATTATATTTGGATTATTTGTTGCTGATGCAACAAACCCTGTTGGTTGTGATGAATGTGATAAATTTACATCACCTTTCCACGTTACATCTAAATTATATGAATTCAATACACCATTGGTAAATGTAAATGAATATTCGGATTTCTTTAAATTACCATAAGTATTCCAATTTGATTTTGTAATTCCATCATATATTGTTGATGGAACTAATTTCATAGCATCATTAATAGTTGGCGTTGTACTCCATAACGATGCTGTACCTTGTAAATGTTGTAATAATAAATAACAATCTCTTTCATCAAATACACCATCTTCGTTTACATCCGCGTTATTAAATTGAATACCATTTTGTAAATACTTACTTTCATTTCCCATCAAACCTCTATCAGCATATTCTTTAAATGCTAAATACACATCTGCTACTGTTACCACACTACCCAATAGAGTTTGAGTTTGTGTAGTAGTTAAATCTGCAAATACAACTTTATGATATTTGAACATCATATTTTGTGTAAATGTATAATCTGCTTTGAATGCATACCAACCATCTTGTAATCTTATATTACTCTGATATGAACTTGCTGCTACTTTACCTGCTAAATCAATTGTACCTGGAATTGTCCATTGTTTCCACCATCCATTAAAATCTAATGGATTCATTGGTCCTTCGTATATATCAAATAATTTTACCGATGTTATGGTGTTTAGATTTATACCAGTTCCATTAACTACTCTTTCATCGATTTGTAATCTATGTCCACCTAAATTAGTTTCGTATGGATTAATAAGTGACCATTCAACTTGTCCTGGTATGATAATTGCTTTATATCCATTTGCTATTTGAGTTGCATCTAATTGTGTTGTTAAATCCACTCTACCAATACCATTCAATGCTACACTATTTGCATTTTGAACATAGTTTACACCATCCGATGATGTTGCAATTTTAGCTTTGAATATTGTTTCATCTGCAGTTGGTCCAAAATTAAAATTGAATTGACCTCTTAATATGTTTCCGTTTGAGTGTGATGTACTATTAGAATAAAACCCCGTAAATGTTTGGTCATCTGGATTACTCCATGTACCATATTCAATTACATACGGATTATTATACATACCATGTAAATCATTCCAACAAGCTGCACCATTCCATTTTGCTACGGGATAATCTTCACTATGGTTTGCTCCGTTTGGTTCACCACCACACCAGTTATTATATACACCTTGAACATTACCTGCAAGTTGTCCGTTTGATGTTTTCATCACTGTCCCTTTTTCAGGACCATCATCAATCACCCAAGTTCCATCGGTTACTTTATCCGTTGCAGCAAACCATATATTAGTTTGGGGAACATTCAATTTGATAAAATCTTCCTCACCAGATGATGTTAAAGTTAAAAGGTATCCTTCTTGTCCTTTGAATGTAGTTGCATGTGCATTTGCTTTTGCAATATCATAATACGCACCGGTTGCTACGGGTTTGTAAAAGTGACCATTTACAGGATAGTAATAATATCCCGTTGGATTTGGTGTTGCTGATACTGATAATTGAACTGCTCCTGCGGTTGCAGGTGTATTTACTTTTAAGGTTGCCAATGCGTTATTGATATTGGTCATTGTACCTGTGAAAGTTAGACGAGTTTTATTTCCCGTCATTGTATAACCTACCGATGCAGTTAAACCAGTTGTAGTGGTTAAATAGAATGTAGTTCCGGTTGGTGCAGTTGGTAATCCAATAGCACATAATAATACATCTGTTGCATTAAATCCACTTAAAGTAAAACCACTAGCATCTTGGTCTAATGTATTAACCAAAAATGATTTTGGGTCTGGTGCATTTACTTGCTGACCAAACCCAAAATATGATGTTAATAAGAATAAAAGTGTAACTAATTTTTTCATATTAATCAATTATTAGATTTATTTTATTACCACTACCATCTACTGCATCAGCTAATACAAAGTAGAATAATCCTGCGGTATTTGTTAAAGGTGTCTTAGGTGTAAATATCAACTTATAAGGAATTCCCGTTTTAATTCTAGCAGTTTTTTGTTGGTCAATCGAACCAAATGTTAATCTACCATTATCATGAGTAGAGAAGTTTGTAATAGTAGAACCTGCGTCAAATATTACATTATCCAATGTTAATTTACTTTCATCATAATTCATAATCACTTGTAAACCTGCTAAACCTTCTTTTGTTAAGTTTGCAGTTAATATCACTTTACCACCTTCCAATGTAGATGTTACACTTAACTTAGCAGTTTCTAATGTTTGAGATGCATAAGCCATTGGTGCAGTTGACATTGATGCTACTCTATTCATCGTTGTGATTGCAGGATTAATTGAATTTGCATAATTACCACTTGTTACTCTACTTGCAATTTCAGTTGGTGAAGATGAATGTGACCAATCCAAATCACCACCCCATGCAAATACAGCATCTACTGCTTGAATAGGTTGTGTAATTGTTACTTTATTTGTAGGTGTTCCATCTAACCAACTTTGATTTAACAATCCACTATACCATCTAACTGATGTTGATGCTGATGATGGTAACATTGCGTTTGAATCTACATTAATACCCATTACTTTTGCAAACATATAATATGAATCTGATTCACTAAATGTTGATTTGTTTTTTGTAATCAAACCAACTTTCTTTTCCAATGTAGGGTATGTAAAGAAATTTGCAGTACCACTAATATCAGTTTGTGCAACACCTAAAAACGCCTTATATGCATCAGATACTGTTATAATGTTGTTCATCCAAGTCTTTTGAAACGCAGGACCAATAAATACACCCAACGAATCACCCACTTTAACTTGTGTTGTGAATATTGCTTCACCACTTGCATCCAAAGGAGCAACTGCAATTGGTTGTTGTGTCCAATCTATCATACCACTACCATCGGTTTTCAATTTCATTAACTGAACTGAATGGTCGGTAATTGTAGTATAAGTTGATGGGAATAAAGCTCTTACTTTAAATTGAGATGTATTACCTGTTACACCAGTTATCGTAGTCCAACCACCACCATAAATTGTACCAACTGCTGCACCTGCTGTATCAGTACCAGTTGCTAAATCTAATTTGAATATGTTGTTGTAAGTGTTTTGGTCTTTTAAGATATACTTTTGAGTTGCCATTAATCCACTAATTGAAGCATCGGCTCTTTGAATTGTTAATTGACCAACATTCCAATCGTTATTAACTGTATAATTCCAAGGAGTCAATCCATACTGAACATCCAAATCATTATCACTTGCACCACCATTAAAGTTGAATGTATAATTATTCCAACCTGTATAGAATGTTTGTGCAGATGTTCCTTGATTAAATGCAGTTGAAACATATGCCAATGCCTTATTATTGTAATGGTATCTAAACCAAATATAACGTGGGTTTTTAATTACTTGTCCTTTTGACAAAGTATATTTTACGGTCACAGTATCACCAACTTTTAAACCAGTTGTAGGTGATAGAGATTGACTGATTGTCAATTGTCCAAACGATGATAGAGATACCATTAATATCCCCAAAAATAAAATTAGTTTTTTCATTTTGTTAAATCCTTTATTATATTTTCACATACTTTTTTTAATGCATTACTTGTAGATTGTTGATTAAACTTACCATCATCACCAACAATTAAAGTTGAAGTTGAAATTTCTTCACTTTCACCTTTTTGTACGGTCTTTTTAATACGTTTATCACCATCCCACAATTCTGCAGATGCAATAATTTGAGTTGTTGCAACACCTTTATGGAATACACTAATATTTGTACCCACATTTGCTACATCAAAAAACAATAACCTAACTTTGATTTTTAATTTCGAGTCTTTTGTAAGAGGATAACCTAAATCCAATAAACTTTCCTCTATGATGTTTTTCACACCGAATGCAAGATTTTTATTTCCTGCTAGATTTCCTAATTTAATATCGTTTACAACTTCACCCACACTAATTTGTGGTAGTTCTGTTTGGGCATTTAATGACATTGAAACCAATGCAAAAAATCCTACTAATAAAATTTTAGTAAATTTTAAACCAATTTTCATGTTACCTCCTAAGTAAGTTTAGGCGTAACCTTCATTAAAATAACGTGATTTATAAAACAGATTTGTGACGAAAGTCAATAATAAGTATGAATTGACATAAAAAAACCCCACTATTAAGTGAGGTTTTGTAATTCTTCGTTGAAATTTTCTTCAGCAACTTTTTTAAATTCTTCCCTTCTATCCATTATACTTAAATTATTTATATAGTGGGAGTTACTTCGATATTTGTAATTTTCGCAAACAACTAAATTTTTAATTTTATATTGTTGAATGTTTATATCAGTAGTTTTCATTAATTTTTCTGCTCCCCACATTACAAATGTATCTTCATATCCATAATGACTGAATGAATTTGGAATTCCTACTCTTCGTAATAAATCTCCACTTATACAAGTAAACCATCCTCCTGCAAATTTAAATCTCGGTTGGTTTGGTATAGAATTACTGATAGGTTCTAATCCAATTTCACCTTTAATACCCGAATCTTTATATGGGTCATTTGATTTATGGTAGTTTAATGGTTTATCGATAAATTCATTGTTTACCAAACAATCCCATGTAGTATCCCAAATACGAACTATCTCCGGTGTTATGATTGAATATGATGTTTGTTCGGAAACTAATGGTAATATACTTTCAAAATATGCAAGAGTTCTCTCATCAAATATAATATCAGTATCCAACCAAACATAATAATCGGCATCATCGTGGTCTATTAAAGTTTGTTTTCTTTGAGATACACATCCTTTAATCGAATCTTCTATTTTAAAATATTTAGAACACCAATCAACTCCATTTGATAATTTTAACATCTTATCTATAAAAAATTGTTTTGGTAATGATGATTGATTCCAATTAACCATATCACCTGCAAGACACATTGTTACATCTAATGTCCATTCAATTTTTCTATTCAAATAATATGATGCTCTTCTAAGTTGTGTTAGTGTATTTTCTAACTCATCTATTTCATGTGGTAATACAAATATTGATATTACAATTCTCATTTATATAACTCTTTAATTTCTTGTTTAATTTTAGGGTCTCTATCGTACTGATGAACTATTACAAATTCTTCACCATCTTGTCTATAAAATTTACCATCTTTGTAAATAGGTGTTGGTTCTAAAATTGGCAGTTCGTTTTTCTTTACCCAAACAGTTCCTAATTGCGTAGCAAATCCAGCTTCTTGTCTTACAAATTTAGTAATCGTTCTATATTGTTCCAAATTTATCAAACAATTGTATGCTGCCTGGTCAGATAATTGACCTGTATTTGCTGTTGTTTTACTCCATCTATAAATGTTGATAAACAAATCCCTTATGGTATTTCTATCACCAACAATTGTTCCTGCACAATAACTAATCTTTTCTTTTAACCCCAATTCCCATTCCATTGGAAATGATGAACCAGTATTTACTACTGCCCACGGGTCATCTTTTAGATATATACTTTCTGAAAATGCGAATAATCTTGTGTAAGAACTATTCTCTTCAATCCAATGAATAGGGTCTTTTTGAAATATAACATCTTTAACATCTGTCCATATAATCCAATCAGTTTCATATTGATTTAAGATTACATACATATCTCTAAATCTTTGTAGAATAATATGTTCTTCTAATTGAGATTGAAATATTAACCAACCTTTTGTTGTGAGGTATTCTATAACTTCCGTAGATACATCATAAACCAACATTAACTTCTCACCATTGAATCCACTTTTCTCAATTGATTCAACGTATGGTCTAATATCATCTACTCCATATTGGGTTATACACCCCGCTATTGTGTATTTCATTATAATTCTTTTATTATTTCTAAATCTTTCATACCTGTGATGATTTCAAATTCATTCCATTTATCACCAACTTCCCAATGTTCTGCCAATTTATCATTTTGAATGATTTGATATCCACCTAATTGCATTACAAATTGTAGAATATAATCAGCCCAACCAATGATTTTACTTTGACCTCTTAAATAATCATAATCATTCCAAAGTTTATCTTTATGGGTTTCCCAAGCATTAATAAATTCTAAACGATTAAAAAATGTTCCACCACCAGCGGCGTATCCCGGTGATGCAGGCTGACCACCTGAATTCATTATATAATTTGTAAATTCATTTGGTATTCCGTTTGGTCTCCTAACTCCAATCGGTGATGGGTCAGTTGGATGGATTGCCATTGAAAAATCAGTATCTAAAATAGTTGGATATTTTAAAACAAAATCATCTTCTTCTAGCAATAACATATATTTTGAATCAGTTTTCAAACAGGCTTCGTAAATACCTCTTACCCATTCAAATGTATATTCTCTTGGCCAACATTCTCTACCAACATCTTGTCCTGTAAAGTTTCCACAATATCCTAATTGAAAATTGTTTCTACTAAATATTGCACCGATTTCGTCACAAATCTTTTCATAATTTGTGACATCTCCTTCGTAATCTACATTAATAAAAATATTTGCATCAGGGAAAAACTTTCTTAAACTTAATACTGATTTTTTACCTGCATCTATTTTCTTCCATGCCCACAAATATCCACTTACTATCTTACCCATGTCTCATTAATTTATATAAATCATTATTGATTGCATTTATGTATTCATCACATACCCATTGAACGTTTTCTTTACCAACTTGATTTACCATAGGTAAATACCAATTATGCATTGCTACATTTACACCATATGGAGGATTGGATTCCATTTCACTAATTGAATCAATTACATTCATTAACATTGAATATGGAAATACTACAAATGTATCATTTACAATTGGTAAATGAGTATATTCGGGTTCTCTCCATAGAAAATTAAATTTAGTAAAATCGTACTGATATTCTTTAAATGGATTTTTTAAAAAATTAATATCAAAACGAGTAGATATTACCAAATCCAAATCTTCATTTAATAAACGAAGTAAACTATTCATATAAGTTGCTGAAATAGTTTTCATTCCACTTGGTAATCTATCACCTCCACCCATTGTATTATAGACAGGGTCTATAAATGTAGATTTAATTGGCGTGTATGCTTTTAAGATATTTTCTTTTTTTGGAGAATCATATGTGAATAGATAAGAAAAAACTTCATGACCATCTTCTATTAAAGGATTTACAACATTAGTCATAAATCCATCAATAGCATCTTCATAATTTCTATATCTACCAATTGTTCCATCATTATAGGAAACTCCAACCAAATTAATTCCTATTTTCATAAACCATTTGTATGTATTCTCTACCTCTAATTGTTTTTGTATTTCCGTTTTCTACAAACCCCAATTCAGTATAAAGATTTTTAGCAAAATTATCAACAAATACCCAAAGAGATGCATACTCTTTATCTTTTAAATAAAGTTTATATGCTTCTCTTGCGTATCCATTTCTTCTATAATTTGGATGAATGTCTATACCAACTTCATCTCCATTAGTTCTGATATAACCAACTTTATTATTATCAACTTCGATTATGTACCATATTGGATTTGTTTTAAAAAACCATTCATTACATTCCAATAATGTAAATACTGAATCGTTCTCTAAATTTATTCTTGTTGTTTCATCATTTCTGACTTCTAACAAAAAAGCTAAATCTGATTGTGTTAATTTTCGTAATAGCATTACCAACCTTTTTTGATACAATCAACAATGTATTGTCTTTCCTCTGGAGTAACCCACCAACCTACTGGTATTGAAACTACCTTTGGCAATACTCTATCTAATGTTGGTAGAGGACTTCTGAATTCTTTTACTGCGGTATGTTTATCGTTTCTCTCATGAACTTGTGATACTACAATACCACAATCTTTCATATGTTTGTAGAACCCATCTCTATTCTCAACTAATAAACTATAAATCCAAAATGCTGAATTGTGGTTTGGATTTCTTTCTAATAACGTTACACCATCCACACCTTTTAAGTTTTCATCATAGAATTTAGCATTCTCTCTATGTTTTCCAATGATTGTATCTGCATCTTTTAAATTCTCAATACCAACAGTTGCACATACATCGTTCATATGAAATTTGAAACCCCATTCAACAATATCTGCTTCACAACGAAAATCTTTTCTATTACCACCTCTATCAATACCATACCAACGAATCAATTTTGAACGATTGTATAAATCTTGATGTGGTAATATCAATAACCCACCATCAATTGCAGTAATATGTTTGATTGCCTGTAAAGAATACATAACCATATTACCATGATTACCTAACTTCTTTCCTTTATATTCAGAACCAAATGAGTGTGCACCATCTTCAATGATTGCAGGTTTGAACCCATATAACTCGAATGATTTATCTTGTATTTTCTTTAATCTATCTAAATCTAATGGATACCCGCCCCAATGTACTGCAATGATTGCTTTTGTTTTTGGTGTGATTTTTCTTTCCAAATCATCCAAATCCATATTAAGAGTTTTCTCATCAATATCAACCCATTTGATTTTCAATCCGTTTGCCAATATAGGCCAATTAGATGCAGTACAAGTTAAAGCAGTTGCTAAAACTTCATCTCCTTCTTTTAATCCTGGCCAGTTCTTTTCGTGAACTGAATACCCATCGGCAATAGCAACATTTGATGGTTTCTTTAATAAGTGTAAAGCAAGATGTAATCCAGATGTACCTGAATTTAAAGTTACTACTCTATCTGAATTAAAATATTCATTTAACTTTTCTTCAAATTCATCTACCTTTGGGCCTTGACCTATATAACCACTATCTAAAACTTTACCAACCTCAATCTTTGCGTTAGGATTCATATGTACTTTAAACAATTGAATCGGTGTATTGATTTTCTTCATATTTTTATTATTTATATCGTTCAATGTAATCCGAGCATATTCCTAAACATTTAGAAACATTATCGTTGTGAATTTCTGGCATTACTGCAATACTATTGTGAATAGGTTGTTTACCAGGATATACCCATAAATGACCTCTTGATGTAATTGTTAAAGTATCTTCTTGATGCCAAAAATAATTAAATCCACCTGTTTTGTGAAACCATTCTATTGCATCGGTATTTTTACAATGAACCCACAATCTGCCAATTCGTTGATATAACCACATTGGTGATATTTCATATTGTATTGCATCGTGTCCTAAATAAAAAACACCATCGTTTAACCAAATATCAATCTCAACATCATACCCTGCATGTATTGCTTCATCGATATAATCTGGATGATTTTCATTTTGTGGTATTTTACCATTTATGTTTCCTCTATGTGATATTAGTATCATATTATTCTATTATATTTCCGTTTTCATCTCCCCACCAAACTTTGTTTTCTCTTAGTAATTCAAAGTTTAATGTGTGATTTTTTATTGCCAAATGTTTTAATTTATAAGTATCCATCATAGATGTCCAACTGCTTTCAGCACTATTTAGTAATCCACTTTCTTTACCAACCATAACTACATCATCAAAAATGGATTTAAAAAGTTTATCACTATTTTCTTTGCCAGTGATACATAAATTATCATCAAAAAATCCACCATTAATATCACTATGATTAATCATATCCATATTAAGTTCTTTTAAATTTATAGGTAGATTAGTTCCCAAATCATACCTACTTCGTATAATAACATCGTAATTAATCATAGAATCATATAATGGTTTATAACCAATTTGCCAACTATAAAACATTGGTAATTGTCTGAAACAACTCATTACATCATATTGTGGTAATGGTCTTGATTTATCTGAATGTGGTAGTTTTATACCTTTCTTATATTTTGTAAATTTAAAAGGTTCTTGTAATATAAATGATTTTGCATTTGGGTAAATGTTAGAAACTTTTTCCCATTCTTCATCTTTCCATGCATGTAAATAAACATCGGTATCATAATTTTCTACGATATATTTCCATGTTCTTTCATATCCCTCTTCAACTCTTCTGGGTAATCCAGATAACAACAATGCTACTTTCATATTACAAATATACGAAATTATTTATGATTTTCCAAATAATATTTTAAATCTTCTGGTGTTCCTAATCCCCACATTTTTTCAATATCAAATGTTTTGATTTTTTTACCATCACCGATTGCTTCATTAAATACTGGACAAGTATAAAATTCGTTATTTGTTCTGATATTTTTTTCAATCATTTGTTCTGCATATTTTACATAATCAGAACCTTTACTCCAATAATAAACACCAACAGTTGCTATATCTGAAATTGGGTTCTTTTCTGCAACTTCCGTAACATATCCATATTCATCAACTTTGGCAAATGACCATTTAGGGTGTGTTGCATGGAATGTTACAATACCACCATCAACTTCTTGTTCAATCATTTTATACATAAATTCATTTGAATCCCATTCTAAGAATTGGTCAGAATTTGCCATAACTAATGGAGCATCTGAATTGATATATTCTTTTGCTAAAAGTGTTGTACATGCTGCACCTTCCGTTAAACCATCTACTTCTACAATTTTACAATTGGGAGTGATTAGGTTTAATAGAGTATCCAAATTATATTTTGCTCTATGTTCTTTTTGAACTACATAAATAAAAGTTGCATCGATATTAAGATTATCAACTACAACTTGAATCATCGGCTTACCCTCAACTTCAATAAGTGGTTTTGGGAATGTGTAACCTGCTTGTTGGAATCTACTTCCTGCTCCAGCCATTGGAATAAGAACATTCATCTTACCACCTTGCCATTTTGGAATACTCATATACTTATTTTCTTTTAATTTTGTTTCTATTTTTTCTAATGTTAAATCCATTGGATTATCTACTCTTAATACATTTGCTCTACTTCTACTTGCAGCTAATAATCCATGCGGAGAATCTTCTACGATTAGAGTTTCTTCTGGTAAACACCCCATCATACTCATTACCTTCCAATACATTTCAGGATGTGGTTTAGAATTCTTTACATCCTCATTAGAGATGATTAAATCCATAAACTCAATTACACCTATTTTAGCTAACATAACTAATACTGAACGTCTAATTGAGTTTGATGCAACTGCTAACTTATATCCTCTATTTCTCAATTCTTTGAATAACTCAATTTTTTGTAAATCAAGTTGTAATTGTGAAATAGCTTCAATTGTAAGTTGTTGTTTTCTATTCCAAACAGTTTCATAGGTGTTTGGATGTAATCCTTTATTTTGTGTGAGTAGTTCTAATTTCTGATTAGTCTTTAAACCATCATAAATTGAAAGATGTTCTGCTTCTGAAATAACATATTTATCACTTTTACCAATTTCCCAAAGGGCTTGGTTTAGGGTTTTATAATGTATATCTTTAGCCTCAACTAATACACCATCTAAATCAAATATAATTAGTTTTGTCATTTTCCGTATTTTGCCCAATCGTTATGTTTGAATAAACCCTCGTTGTGTCCAACTTTGAAATCTTGTCTTGGCCACCAATATGCAATCTTTCTCTCCAAATCAATACCCTCACCCATAAAAGGTTCAATCACATCTAAATAAAATTGTTTCTTATAAAGACATGGATTGTTTGTCCAATTACCATAACGAGATGTGGTATGGAACATATCTTCCGATTTTTTAATTTGTTCTGGGAATTCAATATCAGGTTCACACCAATGAACCGAATCTAAAAGATGTGGTGATGTAACTTCATGCCAATCATCATAGTAAGTTAGTTCTCTTCCTTTATATTGGAATGAAAAATGTGGATGACCAGGGTCTTTTCTATGTCTTAAACGAACTACATCTAAACCCATTTCAATTGCTTGATAACTTCTTTTTAATGTGTTATATGTCGTTTCTTTATCTTCAATAAGATTCCAATCATGCTCTAAAATTAAAACATAATCAGTTTGTGCATTTTCGGTTAAACGTTTGAATGCTTTACCAATACCTATATTTTGTTGTAATCCGATACAATCAATACCAAAATGTGATGCAATCTTTACATCCTCTTCCGTTACTTCTTGAAAAAGAATAGTAATATCATTTACAATATCTAACAACCCATTTTGGTAATAAGTTGTCAAAGTATCTACCAGAACTTGACCAGAATGCCATGCAAGAATTCCTACTGAAATTGGTAGTTTAGTTGTAGTATTGTTTAACATGATTCCAAATTTGTTTTATGATATGTTTTTTATTTGTATGACCTCCCATTCTATTACCTGTAAAATGCCATACATACGAATCATTTATGAATTCACCATCATCGTATTTACTCATCACCATATTGTTCCACTCCCAACCTAAAAATTTAATTTCCTTTGGCAAGTAACCATTTTCATCTACATATAAATCATACATAATAATGTTTACAGGTGTTTGTTCACATGCATTCGGACCAGTTGGACCTACTTTATAGAATGATGACCAATACTCATGATATTTTGGTATTTCCTTTCTGATTGCTAGATATTTTTCTTTTGAAAGTAATACAAATCCGGTATTACAATAATTCATTGGAGGTGTTTTGATATTTGGGTTTAAATCTTTCCATTGGTCTAAATGATATTTACCAACTTTTGGGCCTCCTGCATCTCTAACCATACCCATATCATAATCCTTAGCAACTTCAAATATATTAGGTGCATCCCAACGTATCATTGTATCTGAATCCACTAAAATAACTTTATCGTAATCTAAGTTTACTAATCTCTCATCATACCAGGGCTCATAACATCCATTACCCCACGGCTCAAAATCGTATTCTTTCTTTTCATTAGCAATGATTAATTCAATACCCCATTTATTACAATAGTATTTCCAACTTTCAATACCTTCAGGCCATTCAGTATCGAATCCATTATATGCCGGTATGAATATTAAATTTTTACCCATTTTGTAATTCAGAATAATAGTTATTTTGTTTCTCTTGTCTTACAATATCTTTGTGATGATATAGAGAGAATTGTTCTTCTGCTGGAAAATTTGAGAATGTATTATAACCGGTGATTTGTTCGTGAACTTTATTCATCCAAACTACATCATCGGTATTTTTGTAAATTCTTGTTTGGTAATCTGGAAAATTTACCCATCCTTTTTCATTTACATTCCATTTCCATTTCTGAATATGTTTGTTAGTTAAACCTTTGACAGTATTAACTCTTGGAACGAATACAATATCTACCGGATTTGAATCTAATACATCACCTAAAATTTCAATTAGATATTCATGTGGAACTTCATCCGCATCAATTTGAAAAATATAATCTTTAGTGCAGAATGATTTTAAATTATTTTTGAATGATGCAAAATCATTATCAAGTGGAAATGAAATCAATTTATGATTATCATGCATCATATCCATTACATTCAGATATTCTTTGACTTCTTGAGTTGCAGAGGATGAATCATATTGAATTACAATTTCATCTTCCTCTCTTATATGTAATTGTAAAAAGTTTAATAATGTAGTTATTTCTTCTAACTCATTACAAACTGTTATTGCGTAACTAATACTAGCCATCGTTTTCGTTTATTTCTTTTTTAATATCAGTATGTCTTGTTGAAGCAGTATTACCTTCTTTAAATACTTTTTGTAAGAATCCTTCCTCAAATCGTATTTCCCACACATTTTGAATTTTATTAAGAAAATAAGTTCTATAATTATCCATTATAGGCAAATATACTTTGGAATTATTTTTTATATAACTTTCAAAAAGTTGTCTACCATCTTTTGGTAATAACTTTAACAATTCACTTAAAGGTTGGTCTTTTTCAATAGGAATTTTTTTATTCCTTAATCTATTTAGAAGAGATAAAAAATTATCAGGTAAGATATGTGTCAATAATAGACAATGTATCTTACCCTCAAGTTTACCAATCACAAAAACATAACGAGATTCTAATCCTACTTTGGTTGGTGGAACTCCATCTTTATACGTTGAAATACGATATATATTTCTCGGTAAAATTTCAGCTCTACTAACTCTAACTTCAGGTGTTAAAATTTGTTTATATTGATTTGTGAAATTTCTCATTATAATTTCTTAATCTCTGGTAGTTTTAATGGAATGTGTTCTGCAACCTTAATGTATTTTGATAATAACTTACCAAACTCTTCTGTCATTTTATTCAATGAAAACTTATTTCTTATATTAGAACTTAATCCCTTAGATTGTTCTGAATATTTTGAATAATTTTTAAACACATCTAACATTTTTTGTGCTGCAGATGAATAATTTACTGTGAACCATTGTGATTCTGCTAATAAAAACTGATTAGCTGCAGATGAATGTACAGATGTTAATTGTCCATCTAAATATGCAGTGTGAGTTTCTGGTAAGAAATCAACTAATCCACTCCATTTAGAAACCAATATAGGTTTATCAGTCATAGCAAACTCAGCAAGTGGTCTACCATATCCTTCACCTTTTGTAAATGAAACCATTGCTTTTACTTTTGGATGATGATATAAACTAGCAATTTCAGTTGTAGTCATATCTCCAAACAATAAATATACAGGCGGACATTGTTTACCATACTCATTTGTCAATTCCGCGATTTTAACTGCAATATTTTCTCTATCCATTACACTAAATCCGGCAGTTGATGTTTTTAATATCAAACCAGGTTGTTTATCTTTTGGAGTATTTTTGAAAATGGTACAAAATGTTTTAATTAACATACCAACATCTTTTCTATCTTGTCCTAAATCACCACTCAACCAATGACCTACAAATAGAAAATTAAAATCAGTATCAATACCTTTCAATACATCTGAATTGTTTGATTTTTTACCAAAGATTTCAACGTCTACTCCTTCAAATAAAACTTCGATTGGTTTGGTAATTGCTATATCTCTAATCTTTTGACCAGTAGATTTTTCTACTTCTGAAAAAGTTGTTGTTTCTAATACTTTTTTAGTAAATTCTGATGGTACTAAAATTAAATCCATTTTATTACAACCATCGATAAAATCTTTTGGTGCAATAGTGGTTTCAACTCCTGCAGTTACACCTATGTTGTATTTACCAATTGCTTGAAATTCATTAGCAACTGTAACTTGAACATATACATCAGGTTGTTTATCTAAATTTGTGATTATATTATTTATAATCTTTTGACCTAAATCGGTAGTTAAATCAATTTGATTTTGAGGTGTATTACCCCAGCGTGTTGGAACAACCTTTACATCGTATTTATCTAAATCAAATAAACTTTGTAATAAATCTCTTGCATGGTCACCATAACCAGAGCGAGTTGCAACCGGTCCTTGAAATACTAATAATGGTTTACTCATTTCTTAATCGTTTTCTTTGTTCTTCTTGTTTTATACATCTATCGATTGACATCTCAACCAACTTTGTAATATTTTGTAATGTATTTGGTTCGTGTGGTGAATTAAACATTTGGAACTTTACGTTCTCAACTTCTTTATCAGCCAAAACGAATATATAGTAATCATCTACTATACCGGGAGTTTTATATATACTCTCACGAGTTTTTTCTACCCTTTCTTGTTCCCAATCACCAGGAAGTCTTATTATGAATATTGGTTTACTCATATTACTTACCGGTTGAACCAAATCCGCCTGTTCCTCTATCAGAATCAGATAATTCGTCTACTTCCAATAAATCAACTTGTGGATGTGGGATTATAATAATTTGACAAACTCTGTCACCTACTTTGTAAGATTCAGAATCTTTACCATATATTTTATTAAATGTAGCCTGTAATTCACCTCTATAACCACTATCAATTACACCAACTGAATTGCTTAAGTTTAATTCAGTTTTTCTGATAGATGAACGAGGGAATACTAATCCTACAAATCCTTCTGGTATTTCTAACGCGATACCCAATCCGTATGTTATTTGAGTATCGGTATCACCTAATATAGATGTTGCTACCAAATCCAATCCTGCATCACTTTCTTTTGCATATTGTGGAATTACAGCATTAGGATGTAATTTTTTTATTTTTACTTTCATTTTATGCTATTTTATATAAATTAAATCTTTCTTTTGGTTTCCAATTTTGTAAAGCAGTTTCCATACCATCTGCGAGTGTTTTACACATATACTTTGCATTCAATCCTTCATCTTTTAACATCCATTCTCTGCCCGCTAAACCTTTTGATTTTCGGTCTTCTGATGTCATATCGTACCAATAACGGATTGCATCGGAAACTTCATAAATATCAACTTTATCATCAATAATATACGGAGTTGGAACTGAACCTACTAAGGTTTGTACTTTACTGAATACTGGTTTAACCCACTCACCATGTTTTACCTTATCACCCCATTCTCTTACATCATGTAATGACCCAATCTTTACATAATCTTCTGCAGTTAATTCTTTACCATCGATTGTAAATCCACATTGGTCTTGTAATCCACCAGTTACGTTTACGATAATCGGTGTTCCAGCCATTACTGATTCCGCAGTAACTAAACCAAATCCTTCATTACCTGCAATGTTAATTGTAGCATCAGATAAATTATATAACCAATTTAATTGTTCTTGTGAAATACGTGTTTGTGAAAATCTTACATCATAATCTGGGCAAATAGTTTCTTTAACTGCAAATAAATCTGTTCCGTTTTCATCAATTGGAGCAGTATGCATTAATAATAAAACTTTATTTCTATCCTCTTCTGGTAATCCATCTACGAAACGTTTGTAGGCCCAAATAACATCAGATGGTTGTTTACGTCTGATATTACGATTCATCCAAAATAAAACAAATTTGTAATCTTTATCACCTAAAATTGTTTTACGGAAATCTTCAGGTACTTCGATAGGTTTATAAGTTTCAGAATCGATACCATGTGGTACATAACTCACTTGCCAATCTTCCAAAGGTTTGAATGTTGGTTTATCATCACGTTGACCTACTCTTTTTACAATACCATAAGTTTGTTTAGAAATACATCCTAACCAATCACAACTTTCATAGTAATCTCTATTGTATTGTGGGTCTGGTAAATCATCCCAAATATGATAGAAGAAGATAGGAACATTTTGTCTAACCTCTGCTTCCATTTCATATAACCATCTCCAATAACGAGGGTCAGTAAAGTGTAGAATTGCATCTGGTTGATGTCTCATGATTAATTCTCTAAGTATATTTGCATCACCATATCCACTCCACGGAATGATTTTAACTGATGCATCTGCAATACCAGATATTTTTCTAGCATCATCACCTAAATCAATTTCTTTACCATGTTCTGGATGTTGTACCGCTGCACCTAATTGTACCCAATGGTATTTGTCTAATGTCCCAAAAATTAATTGTTTGGATACTGTTGCTATACCAGATGACATTCGAAAATCATCTGATAATAAAAGAATCTTTTTCTTTTGTTGTTCTGCCATTTAAATAAAATTAAAATTGTGAACCACTAGTATGTAGTTCGGAATATTCGTTGATTTCAGTTCTAAAAGCTTCGTCCTCAATATATTTGTTAATGGAACGATTTACCAATTTTTGTAGTGTAATGTTAGAATCAAACGAAAGTTGTTTGAATTTGGAGTAAACATCTTTTACGATTTTTACTGTTGTTAATTTTGTGTTTGTCATAACTCTCTCTCCGTATGTTTTTATATAAATATATATACATATTTTGGAAAAAGATAAAAATTATTGCCAGATTGGACAAATTTTTCTTGCTTTGAATTCACACCAATCACAAGATTTTGATTTATTTGTAGGGAAATCAGTTTGTTTTACCTTACCTTCTTCATCATAGACAGTATCTACAAACTCCATAAAACCCTTCCAAGCATTGTTTACTGATGGTTTACCATTTGGTGGTACAAACTTAGAAATACGTGGGATAGGGAAATCTGCTTTTTCACTAATCTTACGTTTTAGGATTTGATATTCTACTTTGATTTTGTCTAAGGGAACGTTGTATTTTTCTGAATAGAATTTCTTATACAACAACATTTGTGATGTTTTTACTTTATCTGATTTTTGGGAATCAGACCAACCTCTAGTTGATGTTTTTAAATCGATGATGATAATATCACCCGATGATATATCTTTTAATACAATATCAATAAACCCAACAAAATTAACGCCAGGTCTAACCTCTGCGTTTAGTGGTAATTCAATTGATACTAATTCAAATCCACTTTTAGTATAAAGTTTATCTAATTTAGATTTAAAATATTGTAGAATTTGTCTACCATCTCCAAAGAATTCTTCTAATTCTTCTTTTTCACATGGAGTACCTTCTGTCATTTTGGCTTTTTCATTAGTAAAATGTTCTACTAACTTATCCTTTAACATAGTTTCCAAATCTAATTCTAATGCTTGTTTCTTTGTAACTCCGTACATAACGGAAAGAAAATGTTGAATGGTTTCGTGCATTGCCGAACCAAATATAGTATGAATGTTTGCAGATGATTCACCTAATTTATCAATATAACTTAGTTTGAATTGTTGTTGACAACTTGTCCACATTCCATACTGACTATAACTTACTCTTGCCATTTATTGTTGTTTTATATACCAAATATACGAAAAATATCTGATATTTCCAAATTAAATTTTGAGTTTTAATTTAGTAATTTCCTTAGATTCTACTCCGTATTTTTCACAAATATACTTGATATGTTCTCTACCTTCCTTAGTAGAATACAATATTTCCAAATATTCTTCGGCTTGAAACTTAGAACATTGATAATCCTTCGTTATTAGGTTTACCAACCAACTATCATATACATCATCTTTTTTACCCTTTACATAACGTAAATAATATTTTCCTTTTGGTAAAATACCAATTAAAGCTAAATACAATTGTTTAGGTTCTAATTTTTCGGTATATGGTTGGAGTTCTGAAAGGAATTCTATCCAATCAGAATTCATAGATAAAAAACGATGAACCATATAATTTGACCATGTCTTTTTATCTGATTCATCTAATTTATCCCAATACTTTGGGTCTTGTTCCGAAGTAATTGCCTTAATGTGGTCAAATAAGGTTTTTGCCATACTATTCTTCTACTTTTAAACCCGGAGGTAATAATTCATTTAATACTTCACCACAATCACCACATAAGAATAATTCTACTGGTAGAACTTCATCCTTTGGTTTACCTGATAATAACTTTGAGATTTTACGAAATCCAAATCCTTGTACAAAAATTTCACCACCACATTTTTTACATGCAACTGCTTCCGTTTTTGTTAAATCGATTGGTGCTTCTTCTTTTGGTGCGATTGGTTGACCACTTGCTCCTAATATATTTGCCATATTTTACTATTTTATAATCATTTCTAAATCCATTTCTCTACATAAGTAGTATTCGGTTTCTTCTAATTTAATTTTACGAAGACTCATACCACCGGTTGGTAACATTACTTTATCACCTACTTGTACTTCCATAGGAATTTTTGTTCCACTTTGGGTATAAATACCATTACCAACTGAAACTACGATTCCAAATTGAGTATCACCTTGTTTAACCGAATCAGGTATGATAATTCCACCTACGGTCTTTTCTTGTGTTTCTACCTGAATTAGGACTCTATCTCCTAATGGTTTTGCTAATTGTTCGTTTGCCATATATTTGTTTTTAATCGAACCATTGAGTTCGGTTCGTTTTTAATTTTGTTACACCTGTTTTTCTTAATACATCTCTACCTTTTTCTTTCCATTCACCAACTACTTTTGAATCTTTACGTTTATGTAAAGCAAGTTGGTCTAAATATGAAAAAAGGTCATCATCGGATAATTTCTTTAAATCATCATCAGTTAAGGGATTCTTTGGGTCATACTTTATCATATCAATTATTTTATACCTAAATATACGAAAAATATTCCAATTTACCAAATTTTTGTTAAGATATATTCAATATTTTTAATATATCATCTACGGTCGTTTCCCCAACCTCTACACTATAATATGATATATTATTTTTTATTAATACGTTCTCAATTTCATTATCTAAGCGGATTGATTCTGAAAGGGTTTGATAACGTTCTTTTTCATTATAACCCCCTTCCGTTCGTTTTAACACTATATTTATCGAATCATACTGATTATGTATATCTAATACCATTTTATCAAAAGACTCCCCATATAAGGTTGCTGGGTATTCTAAACCAGTATAAGCAGAACGATAAACCAACGATAATAGAATGGGTGAATCTAAAATGATATATTCAACCTTTCCGAAACTTTTAACAATTCCTCTATGTTGATTTGCTAAGACATATAATTGGTCTCTGATTGCAGAGTGATTTTCATCCCAAGCCAGTTGTTTTGGAAATTCATAGGGATTATCACAATTTATATGTTTCTTTTTAAGTTTATAAGTAAGACCGGAAGCAATAGAGGATTTACCAATCCCCGGCCCACCAAATAAATTTACAATTTTACTCATTAAATAATTCCGTTAATTGCTATTAAAGTTGCCATAAAAGAAATTTCTTTATCAACCACTAATGCATCCTTATGTTGTCCTTGTGCAAGTTCTAAAATAACTGCAGATGTATTACCTTGTGCGTACTCATCTACTTTTTCATAAAGATATGAATACAATTCAGTAAAATCTTGTACACGAGAATCTGCAACTGCTTGTCTTAAATTAACATAACGATTGCGTTTATCATCTTTTGATTTAAGAATTTCTACAACTTTGATTTTTATATCAGAATCTAAAATAGCACCAACATCTACCTTTAATACTCCTTTTGCAGAATTTAACTGACAAGTATTTATTATTTTACGAATATCTGGATATGATGCATCAATAATTGGAACTAATTCTTTTGGTTCAAACGATACATTTTCAGCTGATAATATTTTACTGATTTGTATCGCTACATCTTTCTTTGTAGGTGGAACAATTTGAAATGTTTGACATCTACTTTGAATTGGTTCGATTACTTTCTGAACGTAGTTACAAGTCAAAATGAAACGACAATGTTTACTAAATGTTTCCATTAAGTTTCTTAACATAGCTTGTGCATCAGGTGTCATATAATCAAACTCATCTAATATAATAACCTTCAAATCTTTGAAACCAATTGTAGATGCAAATGATTTTACTTTGTTACGAATAATATCAATACCTCTCTCATCAGATGCGTTGATAATAATATGGTCACAATTAATAGTATTTACAATTAATTTAGCAAGTGTAGTTTTACCAGTACCTGCTCTTCCGAATAATAAAAGATGTGGAATATCGGAATTTTCAATATAACTTTGAACTTTTGTTTTTAAATGTTCATTACCAACATACTCTTCCAATTTCTTTGGACGATATTTTTCAACCCATAAGGTATTATTAGATTCTTCTTTTACTATTTCTTCAAAAAATGCCATATTATTTATTTTATTTATTTTACAAAGATACAAAATTATTTTGTTATTACCAAACAAAAATGGGAGATTTTTTTCTCCCATTTAAGTTTAGTTTATTTTTGGTTAGAAACTAACTTTCAAACTAAAGTTTTGGTTAATTCCCCATCCTTTGAAACCACTACCTAATGTACCTACTGCAGTACCACCGGCATCGTTTGCTTCAACCCAATAGTTTTGGTCGAATAAGTTATACACTTGATATTGTGCATATGATTCATAACCTAACAATTTGAATTTATATCCAACTCTTGCATCAGTTACACCGAATGCAGGTAATTGATATGGTTGAGTTGTTACTGCTGGGTTTGTACGAGATGTTGGGTCATAGTATGCAAAATACTTATCGTTGTAAGTATAAGTTGCTGATACATCTAAACCTTTTGTTACTTGGTAACGTGTGTACACACCTAATTGTGTTTGAGGTTGGTCACCTACATATAATCCATCTGAATAGATATTTGTTTTAACATCAACATTTTTAATGTCATCTCTAATAACTGCTGATGCATTACCTTTCCATTTCCAATCACCGAATGATGCAAATCCATTAACATCTAACTTAGAAGTAACTTTAACTGCTGCTTCAAATTCTAAACCTTGATGTAATGCACCTTGGCCAGTAATTAATGCTCTATATTGAGTACCATCTGCGTTTGTTAATAATGGAGATGTTAGAGAACGATTTTGGAAATCGGTATAATATGCGTTTGCTTTGAAACGGAATGCTCTACTACGGAAACCATATCCCACTTCATATGCAGTTGCTTCTTCATTCTTAATATTTGAGTTCACCGCATTACCACTATTGATTGCAGTAGCAGTTGCGGGTGATGCTCCGTTAAAAATGAATGAAAAATAAGGTGCTCTACTATATTGACCAGCGTTTACAAAAACATTGTTCTTTTCATCTAAATTATAGTTGAAACCTGCTTTATAGTTATAACCTGTAATGTTTACTTTTTCAGAAAACTTTTCAGTATGAGTTGCGTTATATCTATCTACACGTTGATATTGTGTTTGAGAAATTGCACCTTGCACAAATGCTGATAATTTATCTTTTGAATATTCCAATTGTCCGAATGTACCTTCGTAATCAACTAAACCATCATTATCATAAGCAACACGATTGTTTTCAGGAGTAATTTTTGTGATATCAATATAATCACTTGCATTCGGGTCAACAGTTGCGTTTGGAGTGAAGATATCTTTATAATAAGAACCACCGATTAAATCTCTCATTTCACGGAAGTGAGTTCCTTTATAAGTTCTAGCATCAACACCCAATGTTAAGTTTAAGTTATCAGTTAAATCGTGATTTAAAGTTGATAACACACCATACCAAGTGTGGTTGTTGATTGAGTTACGAATACCATATTTTGAACCAGTTGTAGATGCTGCGTTAATTGAAACTTGTGGGTCTAATACTAAATGTCCTTCTGCATCTCTAACAATTGTAGAAGCATAAGAACCGATTGCACCACTACCACCACCATGTCCGATTGATGCGTATGCTGATGTATTCAATTGAGTCTTTGGAGAAATTGTCCAATAGTGATTCAAACTGAAAATTGGTTTATGATAATAGTTTGTTGCGATATTCTTTTGTTCACCATTAATAGTGTAAATATCTTTGTTATATTTCAAACCATATTTTTCATATTCAGCAGGAGTTAAACGAGATGTTCTTTGTCCGTGTTCTTGTGGAGCACCGATTGCTGTGAACTGAATCTTATGTTTTAAACCTAAATCTTTAGCGTAAGATAAGAAATAAGAATATGCGTTTGTATAAGTTCCATCAATATACCCATTACCTGCAGTTTTACTACCTACGAAAGAAAATGCTCCGTATTTAGTATTACCAGTTGATAATGATAATGTAGTTTTACTCATACCATAATCAGTTAATGATTGTTGGATAGACCCACCCTTTTCAGCATCAGTAGTTTTAGTGATAATATTCATTGTACCACCAACTGATTGAATTGCTAATTTAGATGCCCCTAAACCTCTTTGAACTTGCATTTGTTTTAACGCATCACCGATACCTGCCCAGTTTGAGAAATAAACCCAACCTGATTCCATATCATTTACCGGAACACCATTGATTAAGATTGCAACGTTCTTTTGGTCAAATCCTCTAATGTTGATACGAGAATCACCAGTACCACCACCACCTTTTGTAATAAATGCAGATGGAGTGATTTTTACTAATTCAGGTAATTCTTGTGAACCTAAGTTCTCAACTGCAAATTTTGTTGTAATTGATGAAATAGCTGCTGGAGTTTTTCTATCAATACCATAAGATGCAATTACAGCCACTTCTTTCAAACCGATTGAAGTTGATTGTAATTCAATTGTAACACCATCTTTTGCAGGCACTTCTTTTGTTGTATAACCTACAAATGATATTTTTAAATTATCACCTTGTTTTGCTGTTTTAAAATCAAATGTACCATCTAACCCAGATGTTACACCGCCTTTAGCAGTACTAATTGTAGCACCTGCCAGTACCTCTTTCGTTTGTGCATCAACAACTTTACCTTTAATTTGTCCAAATGAAACAAATGAGGTAAGTGTAATACCCAAAAGTAATAATACTTTTTTCATGTTTGTTTTGTTGTTTTAGTTAAAAAATATGTAATTCATATAATAAAAAGGTTTCCCTTATTTATTCGATAATAATAATTCCTTTTGTGGCATAAAATCATCAGCTCCACCAGTTGTATAAGGTGGATTGAAATTATTTTTATGTTTAGGGGAATTAGTTCCGTGTTCTGGCTTCCATTCGTTGCCAGACTCGACTGAATTTAGAGTGGATTGAATCTCCCTCCATTGTGAAGAAGTGATGTTGTTATCATCAACTGCTCTTATAAAACCTCTCAACCAGAATGTAAATTCGTGTGATGTCATTGTAGATAAGTATTGTATATATTGAAAAATTATTGGTTTATAATAAAGTTTCTGAAATAATCCAATTCATTATAAATCCAATCTAATATTATTTTTTTGTTCTCTTTTATTTTAGGTAAATTTTCCAAATAAATTCGTTTAGCATCTTCTAATGAAATTTTTTCTAATGCTTCAATTACAAAATCTACCTGTTTAAGTGGGTCTTCGGTTTCTAAAAATAAAGGATTTATTCCCAATTCTTTTATAAAAGTATGTCCACCTAATTTTTCAAATTCTCTATAAAATTTATTTGCACCTACGGATATGAATAACTTTTCAAAGAATAATCCATGATATGTTTTTTCAGACCAGAAATCAAACATTTTGTTGAATAAAATATGAGTTTCTGCTACAATTTCAATGTAACTATTGTTGTATTCTTTATTTATTATATTTTGTGTTGTATATTCAAAACGTTTGTGTTCACCCAATGGGTCTACAATTTTATCATAATACGAAAGTGGTTTATAAAAATCAGTATTCCAATAATCAAATACTTCTTGTTTTAATAAATTTGTACCATCGGTATTTGGATTATGACTTTTGATTTGTGTAGCGTATTCATCAAAAAAGAATTTATTCATAGTTACATATCCTTTATCAACCAAACCATTTTCTATTATTTTGTTGATAAAATATAATCTATGATAACGAGGTTTACCACCTAACATACCAAACACCTTATCCCTATCATCAGTAGGTTCTACTAACCCATTTACCCAATCAAAAAATGTTTCTTGACCATTTAAAATTTGGTGCCAGTTATTAGGTGAAACTTCAAACGCAAGAATATCGTAAATATAATTCCAAAGTGAATTGAATGTATTTACTCTTGTATTTTTCAATCCTTCAAATAAAGGATAATCTGCAAGTTTGATGTAATCAAAATCATAGTCATAATTACATGCAGTATAATGGTCTACTTCATAATCCAATGGTTCAAAATATGCTAATCCAAATGCAATTCTACAATTACGTTCTTTATATATTTGTTCTAATTTTTTAAGAAACCCAATACCATACACTCTAAATATTTTAACCCACACTCCTACAAATTGCCATCTATCTAAAATGAAAGTTGTATTTTCTGGTGGATTAATAAAAAGAGAATGTTGATTAGTATTAAAGAAATCATAATTAGCAATATTGTTACCTAAATTATTTTCTCTACTCCAATGAATTGCTGTTTCATCAAAATCTGAATATAATTTTATTTGATATTCTTTACCTTCATGTGTAAGAGTGAATATTTTATATTCTTTGTTACCATCAGTTTGTTTAAATTTGGATTTACCAAATAG